CCGCATCAGCCGCATGAGCCGCCGCATAAGCCGCATCAGCCGCATCAGCCGCCGCATGAGCCGCCGCATGAGCCGCATGAGCCGCACGTTCTTGCCCTGATAGCCAATTCTCCGCCCACGAAATGAATTTTTTATCATGGTAAACGAGAAGAGCAATTCGGATAGCAATCTCAACACGTCGCCCAATCGTTATTGCCAGTACGGGAATCTTGCGAAGCGTTGTGCATCCTTTCGCACCGCATTTCAGTTGCCCATCACGCTTTACTCTTCCATGTAGATGGCATTCCCACATTAACATTGTATCTGGTTTATAATCGCCATGTATGGAATTCATAAACACTGCCATTTCGGGCGACTCATAGGCATGGATAAATCCGTCTGTGCATAACTCCTTACCGTTGCCCGCAGCATCATGCCGTACATTTTCACCCCACAGGGTTTCATTATTCTTGCCACGTTGCGTATAACCATCGGCATCGGTGAGCTTGTAATAGATTTTACGTTTCATCTTCCCTCCTTATTTACCGGGGCGACCGGTTATTCTCTCGGACAGAGAAATCAAATACGACATTTGGTTTATGTGATGACGACAAGCCGCCCCGGTAAAATTCATTGCTCGCGTCTCCTCAAACAATCTTGCACATCCCTGACAATCAGCATGACACTCTTGAATGTTTGCGCTGGTGTATCATCGTCATTCCATGCAAGCTCTATATCATCGAGCCGATTAATCTCATAATCAAAATCGTTCCGCAATGGTCTATTATCCTCAATGCGGAAATCTTTCATCCGCCCAGATTGAGCGATTCCCTTTATTTGGTCGAATAAGAAGTTATTGTCTGTCATTGGTAATCCCCCTTTATGGGGCAGGCGGGCAGGTTGCTATCTATTAGTTTTTCTGTTGTCCAATATGACAAGCCTACATCAATCATTGTCAGAATTGATACTGTCCTTACACCGCCTGCCATTAATTATTTGCTCGGTGCATCAAAATAATATTTGAAAATTTCTGCCTTTTTCACTCCATTATATGTTGTTATTTTTGTTCTGAATGTGACTTGCCGACCGATAAGCCTGTCAAGCCACTCGCTGACATCATCCCATATAAGATTGCCGTCATCATCATAAGGAACGGTCGCTTGGCCTTCTCCCGAATCGTAATGCGGCGGCAATCCAATAGCGGCAGATGCGCCCGGACTGGATTTTTCGGCGGATAGGATTATTTGCCGAATACGCCACATATCATGCTTCGTTCCTTCGATGATTGCATTATCCCATATTTTCCTCCCTTCATAGTTTTTATCACCGATAATCTCGATTGTTAAGTGTGCCATCCACCCGGATTTTGAGGTTTGTAATTTATACTCTTTGATTTCCCCGGCATAATCGTCAACCGGCATTGGTTGATACTTACCACTGCCGATGTCGAGACCATCCCCAGAAAAGAAATCATCGAGTGGATTAAACTCTTCTTTTTTGTTAGCCATTTGCATCAACTTCTTTCACTTTAATGGTTTCGGTTTTTTCGATTGTCAGCATTGGGCGGTCGTCTACCAGTGTATAAAATTCGCCAGCCTCGAAGATACCCTCATCATCATGGCGCATCATATACGCAAGCTCAACCATCGACTTTGCTACTGCTTTTACCGGCATCAGATTGCCCGTCTTGCTTTCCACGCGGTACACTTTCATCTTTCTTTACCTCTTTCCCTGATTGTTTTTCTTCCCATCCTTCTGTAAATTCATCCCATCGGTTGTTAATCGGTATAGTATAATCTTGCGGTATAAATGTAGCCACATTATGACATGACCGGGCATATCGTGTACCAAGTTCTTTTGTAAGCCATACCCAGTCCCCTGCATGTTTGTATGTGAAATATACCTCATCAAATTGACCGGGCAAAAACTCCTTGAGCTTGCCATAAACATTGGCGGTATACCGTTTTTTGGATTCATCAGCCCCGAAATACGGTTCCTTATCATGGCAGATGCAGATAAAGAGCTTACATTCTGCTTTCAATCCGAATATAATACGTCCGAACATAGTGCAAACATAACCGTACTTCTTTTCGTTGCCCTGATACGCAAGGTCGAACTCATCAATTTCGCCCCACGCCACATATACGTCTTTTGATTCCTTGCGCAATGGTTCTTTTGTTGCAAGCAATTTGCCTGAATTGTCCCACAGGGTTTCATTGAGAGGCGTTACTGAATCATAGATAATAACGTCATACTTCTCGGCATTTTCTTTGAGTCCCCTCACAAGGGCAAAATGTTTGTCGATACTTTCTGCTCCAAAGTCTGGGTTGTATGGCAATTCAACAACATCAACCCGATTGAGCCATTCTGCGGGCAGTACACGTTCACGCATGTCGGCGTTGATATACAATATCTTCATTTTATGTATTTCACCGTCATCGGTATATTCTACTGGGATTGTCCGCAATGACAGTGTTTTCTTCGTGCCCTGCGAACCGATTACCAATATACTATTGCTCGAAAATGTATGAGGCTTTTCGGCATAAGGTTTTATCAGGTCGGCAAGCGTATACTTGCGTTCCGATATGAGGGGGCTTCGTTTTTGCTTGCTATCGGGTAATGCCATTATAAACCTCCCTGAATTATGAGCTTGTCTTGTTAATTGATAATATAATACAATGCTCCGCAGATGTCAAGCAAAAGTTTAATAATGCTGAATTTTGCTTAATATCTGCGGAGTATGCCTGAATTTACATGATTGCCATTTCGTTGGCTATGACCGCACGCCTGACCGCGCCTCGATAATCACGCAAGTCGTCCTCATATTCCTCCGGGCGACTTGATACACCCGGCACATCGGCAATCGGATAACCGAAATACATTGCCATATAGAGTTCATCCATTGTCAGCCCCCTTACCATGATAATAAGATTCTGTGAGCATCGGCGTTATAAATAAGCCCATGCTTGATTCCCATGCCAATTAATTGATACGACATGATTAGTTCAAATATACCCTGAATTGAAATCCATTTCGAGGCGTGAATAAACCCCGCGTCTTCATGCTCATACCAGAGAATATAGTTCATTGAGTACCCCCTTTTCATCAATAATCTGTCGAACAACTTTCTTGAATGCATCCACGCCCGCAATAGTTATTTTGCTTTCTGCTTGTGAGAGTGCCTCTTTGATTGTTTTACTGTTGACACTGGGATAGCCCCAGCCCGTTACATAATCTGATGCATCCCAACATCCCAATTCATCATACTGTCTAAATACACCATCGCCCCTATGCTTAATCGGTTTATGTACAACGATAGGAAATTCCGGGTAGAGCTTATTCTCGAATAGATAGCCTGTTATTTTGACGGGTACTAATTGCAATCTATACGAATCATCCCGCCATTGCCCCCATATCTTAAATTTAATACGCTTCATCTCAAAACCCTCCATTTTTAGTGTCCAGCATGCGTCAGGATTGATTATCTCATGTCAGGCAATGGTATGGTATAGGTCATTCTCCTTTCGCTTTAGCGAGTGCTTTATTCAGAAATCCCATGTTGTCGCTAATATCAGATATAACACGTTGTGCATGAAAACTGGTTTTGTGCTGACATTCCCGGTATCGAATATCTTCCAATACTGTGATAGCTGTATCTAATGCCCTGACCAGCTCGTCATGGCAATTACAGGCACGGACGATAAATTCAATAAATGACCGGGTTTCTTCGTCCATGTCTTTTATTGTGTAAATTTTACCGCGTTTACCCTGTTTGATTTCACAAATAAGATTATCCGCAGATATTATCCGCACTAATTTTCTGTTCGGTAACGGCATATCATTAATACGTAACGGTGTATGTTTGATTCCGTTCATGATTTTACCCTTTCAATTTCGGTGAAACATGCCCAACGTTCACGATATTGCGGATGTTTAAACCCAGATTCTGGTTTGAAATGAATATAGCACCCGATTTTAACGAGTTCCCTTTTGTTGTCGACTGATAGAATCTCGACTGTCTGCGCAGGAAAGGAATAGGAATGCGCTTTCGATAGGGATGCCCCTATCCAATTGACTTTCATGCCCTTACGAAGTTTTAAGTTATTCATGATTTTACCCTTTCAATTAAAGAAAATATATTATGTTTTTCGCTGTCTTTAAATCATTCCCGGAAAACGGCTTCCACTGGAATTTCATTTCCTCACCGATTGCATACATAAATATCTTCGGAAGTATGTAGTTGTCCTCATAATCAGATAGCTCGATGCATCCAGCCTTTAATACTTTCTCCGCTCTGTCCTTAATCATCTTGTTATTTTCACGGATAAGTTCATTTACCTTTTTAATAAATTGCGTCGCCCCCCGCGTGGGGGCGTGGATTGAAACAACCCTATCCATTTCCAATCTCCTCACGGTTATTTATCCATCCCACAAATTGCGCACCTGTAATGTTTAATCCCATGTACGATTTCATCAATCCGCCATAAATGCCTATGCTTGGCAATATACGGAGTAGTATATCCCGCCCTGTAATACGTTAGGGATTGTATTCTCTCAGATACTTCCGCTGTCGATAATTTTTTCATCTTGCCCCTCCTTGTTGGTGTGTATCCCTTATCTAGATGTCAATATAATAGGGCATGCCCGCGCTTGTCAAGTATTATTTTCAATTATATACAATTAATCTTGTAAATAACGGTAAATAATGCCATCAATAGTCTATTCTATATAATCCCAGCAATATAGTCTATAATATATATTTTCTATGTAAGGTATATATTATCTACAATGTGTTATTAGTCTGTAATGGATATTCAATATTATCCATATTATACATTATTGACAATATTTAGTGTATATAATGTATATAATATATATAATATATACAATGCAGACAATATATAGCATTACAAATTGCATAATCCATACAATATCTACAATATATAGTATTGATAATCTCAGCAATATCAGACATATTTACATCACCGCAATATATAGTGGTTTACAATGTATGCACTATATAGTATTGTCTGGCAATGTATAGCACTATATATTGTGTATATAAATCCGAACCCCTATGGGACATATACGCAATATATGGCAGGCATGGGTAGATAATATCCATTGGACATAATAGTTATAGGGATGGCAAATAATGGGGAGCCTGCGGCTGGCTATAATATGGGGGGGATTGCCTGAATTGCGATTAACTTGCAGTTGGCTATATATACAACCTGCGGGGAGCCATACAGTCAGGCGCACGATTTAGATGAAAATAATGCTGACCCTGTGTATGGAGTCAACCCGCATACGATAATCGTCAAACTCGACTGTGGACACGGGAACCGGAAGCAAGGATTTGAAATTGGGGGTATATCATAGACCAGCTTTCCTCCATTCCTGAATAGCTTTCATTCTTGCGGAACACTTTGCACGGTTTTCTGGGGACATTTTACCAGAGCGGTTGGGATTCTTGCCTTGCCTGAACGGATAAAGCTCGCAATACGTTCCCTGAAATATGGTATCTGGTATGCGCTCGGCGTCGGAAGCCCAGCAGTTAATCACATCGTTGTAGTTATCTGCGGAGCAATCGAGGCATTTAGCTTTTATTCTGGTAAGCACTCTTATGCCAGGCACGCTTTTACAGAATCTGATGGGGAATAACGGGCAATCTTCGGTCTGGCAGAGGGTTACCTCGTTGGGTTGTCCAGCCATGCACCAGTCTACGCAATACCGGCGAACGGCTCATAAAGGACTCATTGTCATCAAACATGTCTCCTTTCAATCCTGCGACGAGTTAGGGGCATTGGCGGGTAAATTCATTCATTGCCCCGCCTTTCTTATAAACTGTTTGCCTTCGGTGCGTATTATCTTCGCCATGATTTTCTTGCAGAGCCGCGTGAATGCCCGGTTTGCCCGGCTGGGAATATACCAGTGCTTAAACTCCTTGTAGCGAGCCCTCCATGTCGCCATTCTACGGTTGCGGGGCTTCATTTCACCACCTCATCAAAAGGGATTCTCATCTGCTGCAATTCGAGCACCGATAGTCCTCTGGTATTTCTATCCTATTAGCCAATCTATCAACCATTTCCCCGCCGATACGCCGATTGTGAAGCCGAATGATATAGTATGCCAGACAAATCCGATTATGACAAACGGCAAATAAACGAGGGCAGCGATGAGCAATATGAGCGTTTTCATTCAGAACCTCCCTTGATGGGTCCTTCCAACTTTTTGATGCGCTTATATACTTTATCGGCAAGCTTCTGCGCCTTCGGAAAATTCCCGTCATCAATAGCATTATCCCAAGCAACAAATTCATTACAACAATTTCCGTCCCTATCCCCCATACATTTGCGGCATCCTAAATTATGTTCGTCAATAAAGAATTTACATAGTGAGTAATCTATGTCTGCCCAAATCTCAAACATTTTATCTATATTTCTGGCTTTGCGTATTTCATCCCATTTTGCGAGAGCTTCGGATTTTGCTACATCGAAGTCTTTCGAGAATTTTGATGTTTTCATTTTACACCTCTTCCCATTTACTCTTTGAGTGTTTATTTATCGACCTGCCGCAACCGGGAGGGATTTGGTCACGGCAGGCCGGTTGAGTCCGGGTAGTCAGTTTTGACCGTAGTTCCCGAACAGTTAGATGGGGCTATTAGACAAGGGGGAAGATGTCAGCCCCATCGGATTCATGGTTTAACTTGCGGTTCTTGGTATCTTACCTGATAGCCAATCTTTGAAAACGCATCTCCGAGAAACTTTGTTTGCTCATTGAACGTTATCTGATTCAGCACCAGTTGCGTTTCGTTTATCCGCCAATTCGCTTGCGCCAGATGTTCCTCAATGCGCCACGCTTTCTCGCTATTCCAGAGCAAGCCGCCTACCCACAGGGCAATCACGACTATGCCGATAATGATGGCATCCCTGAATTGCACATTAATCTGAATTGGGCGGGTAATCGTCGGCGAGTAGTGGCTACGGTAGAGCTTGTCATATTCTTGCCGAATATCTACCAATGGAGTTTGGGTACTAAATTCAACGTCGGGTGTGTTTGTTTTCTTGTTCATTGCTTTTTCTCCTCGTTCTTGTGGTGGTAACATCCAATCTTTTATATCAGCAATCGGATTGCCAAAATCGCTTATCAGGAAATCCCAATCACGGTTATTCATTTCATTCTTCTCGCCCTGTGGTCTTTACCTGTAAATGCTATCCACTGAAATTCCTGTATCCTTGAATAAATCCGCTCGTCAAGTTTGTTGAGTATATCCTCCGGTTGAAAGTTTGTTGTAATTATTGTTTTCTTTCCATCCCGTATACGCTTATCCAGAATCCCATAAATGATTGATTTTGAAAAATCAGACATCTTCTCCGCACCCAAATCATCAAGGACAAGCACAAACGGTAAAGCATATTTTTCATAAAGACTCCGTTCACTAAATGTTTCCTCATCAGTTCCATGATAGTCACTTCGCGCGTCAGTTATGAGTTCATGGATGTTCTTGTAAAGCACATTCGGTATACCGCATTCTATGAGGTGGCGAAGTGTAGCAACCGAACAATGAGATTTCCCTGTACCACGAGTCCCATAAAACAACAACCCGACAGTTTCAACCTTATGCACCATTGTCATAACTGCCTTAATTATATGGTCACTTGTTTGTTTGGGGCGGTATGTGGTAAATGAAAACTTAAGGTAACCCTGTGGTACACCGGCTTTAGCAAGTTGCTCCTTGACCACATCATCTCTATTTTCTTTTTCATTAACAGCCTTCCTCCTCCTATTAGTGCATTCCGGTGTCTGGCAAATATAAGCGAATACTGCTTTGTGGTATCCAAGCATTTCTGCAGTGTCAACCGATATATCTCTCCGTTTGAGTATTTCACCACAGTCTTGACATGGCGGTGGATAGTCTGTATATTCCACACCATCGAACTGTGAATGTGTTCCGTCATTGTGCAAGATAATCGCCGGGTATGCAATGATAGGTTTTATTTCCATTTAATCCCCCTCCCCCGATTCAACAACTAAATCGGCTTGACTGAAATCATAATCCTCTGCCTTGCGCTCACGTCCCTTGTCTCTGGTTATAGCGTCCTCCCATCTGTGATTGTTCAACCACGTTGAGGGATATAGCCCTGAACTTCCTTTATTTGGTTTGAGCATATCATTTTTAATTTGCTGTTTTAATTTATCCATCAATTCTTGTATAGTTATAATTTTTGCTTCACAAATAGCAGTCCATGATTCATATGCTTCGATTTTATTTTTCTTATGTGGATATAAATCCCAAAACTTTAAGAATGATTCTGTATAAACAATTTTTCGCGCTGCCTTTTTCTTTCTTTTCCACGTCGCCCTATCAAGGGTGACGAAAGAATCTTTTATATTCTCATTATTATCATTATTCTCATTATTATCATTATTGTTTGTGTCCACTGGTTGTTCATTTGTTGTTCGTTGGTTGTTCATTAGATGTTCATTTTGATGTTCATTATTTTGTAGTGTATCGTAATTAACTATTGTTATTATTCTAAATAGATTGGTTTTTTGTTGTTCAATTTGATGTTCATTTTCGAAGAAGTTTAGAATTCGCTCAACAGTTCCCTCTGGAATGCCCGTTTCTCTTGAGAGTTCTTTTCTGCCTGTAATAAATTGTCCTCTTTTTATTATAACCTCTTTGCCGTTCCATATTATTTTGCTTTCTTCATGGTTTGCGGAGAGTAATATATCAATCCATAGATGTACATATTGGGATTTTTTAAAATATCCCCTATCCTTTAATTTTCGCCAAAGATATATAAACCCTTTTGACATACCCTTCCCTTATATTGTGTTTTTTTCTGGAACGTGATACAAGATAATGTATGGGAAAAGAAAAGTCAAGTGAAAAATTTTGCTTGACATGCTTTGGAAAACATAGTATATTATTATGCAAATGAAGGGAAAATGGTTGGAAAACACATTTAAAATTGTCAAACTTAACGATGCGCACGTTCCATTTGAAGATAAAACGGCGGTAAATTGTGCCATAGAGTTCTGCAAGAAAATACAACCGAATATTATAATAACTGATGAATGGTGCGATTTCTATGAGCTTTCGCGATTCCTCAAAAACCCCGCGTTGGCTACCGGCTATACGTTACATGACGCGCGGGAAAAAGTCAAGGAGTATTATAAGCAGATTAGGAAGGCATGTCCGGGCGCACGGCGGATTGAACTCAATGCAAATCACCCGAAACGGCTCCAGAAATATCTTTATTGCAATGCGCGTGAACTATGCGGATTACCGGAGTTCGAGATGGAGACGTTCATGGGATTTCGCGAGCTTGGTATAGAGTATATGGATTACTTTACATGGCAAGGGGTTTTTTTATTTAAACACGGTGATAGGATTCATAAATGGAGCGGGTATACCGCCAAGAATGAGTTGATGCACGAAGGCATGTCTGGTGCATCCGGGCATTCTCACAGGCTCGGTCAGACCTATACAACCAAGCGTGGTGGTAAATATACATGGATTGAGTGCGGTTGTCTCTGCCGACTCGACCAAGAGTACCTCGAAGGAAAAATTTCAGATTGGCAAAGTGGACTTGGGCTCGTACAGTTTAAGGATAATACCAAACATTTTGTGGCTCATGCGTTGCCGATAATTGACGGTGAGATATTATGGGGGTAAGATGCCAGACAAGATAGTCAGTAAACCATCTACGCAAGCATATCGGGAAGGATGGGATAGAATATGGGGGCAGTCTATGAATGTTCGCGATGAATTTAGATTAGCATTTAATAAAGCTGGTAAATTATATAGAGATAAGAGAAAATTACATAATGAGAAAATATGTAATGATTATTTAAGTATGATAAAATAATATGGGGACATGATTAATTGACCCTTTACTCTCTATATGATGCCTCTCAATACAGAGTACCATGTGGCAACCTGTTAACGCATACTTTCATATGGGAATGGTGGAAGGGAACCGGAACATTATGATTGTCCCCGCCAGACAAAATGTACACAGTTATCAATAAATGGTGACAAATTGTAAACGACTGAATAATCACTTAACGAGAGTAAAGATGAATTTAAATGATTATGATATTAAAATTGAAGATATTGAGGGCCATATTAAGCGTGTATATAGACGCAATTTAAAGAAACCATGTAAAATATGTACAATATGTCCATTCAAAAAAATAATAGTTGACATTATGGAAAAAAATGAACCGGGATATAACCATTTAACGGCTGATAAATGACCAGCGATAAGGACTAATTCACCCCACAGTTCCCTTCGGGGTTTAAAACTGTGCGCCAGACAAATCGGGCGTGTGAGCGTGCCGGAGCACGTGCAGGATGCCAGTCTGGAAGTCGAAACTCGGCGGTCTTTCTCTATGCGGAAGGTTGACGGACTCGATGCACGAGATAGCTGGTCATAAATAAACCCCGACTTCCATGCCGGGAACAGGCACAAACCAAGAATACTCAAAAGGCGGTATAATGCAAATCTATTGGGGCACATCAAGAATAGTTATTTGTATCAAAAATATAGCGATAAAATTACCCAATATATCTGAATATCGTCTTTTCCTTTATGGCTTACTTGCTAATATGCAAGAGAGATTATTTTGGAAATCATATAAAAACAAAAAACTTTGTCCGGTTCTTTTATCATTCCCCGGCGGGTTTATGATTGTAATGAAAAGAGCTGAATCAATTACAAGAAAGAAGTTTTATACTCTTGATTATAATAAATTTGTTAATGAAAAAGATTTTATCATCCCCGTTGAAAATAAATTAAGTTCATTCGGGATAATAGATAATGAAATCGTAGCAGTTGATTACGGCTCATAAATAAATCCTTGACTCCCATGTCAGGCACAGGCACTCTAAATGGGTGCTTTAAATGACTTCTTTACCAAGTGTAAGGAAGCTATCGAGGGTTCCGACCACTGTCCCAGCGAAGCAAAACAGATGGTCTAATACACGCGGGGGAGGGCAATTAGCGAGCCCTCTCCTGTCGCTAAACAATGAGGGGGGCGATTGAGATTCGACGAGTTGCATAGCTTCTCGGACACCGGTGCGATTCCGGTCGCCTCCAAATTTAAGGAGTGAAAATTGTGAAATATAAGACTATTCGGGTAAATGGTAAAAAGATTGATGAGCATAGATATATTTGGCAAGCAGAACATGGCGATATACCAGAGGGTTACTGTATACACCATATAGATGGCGATGGGATGAACAGCGATGTTTCAAATTTACAACTTGTAACATATAGTGAACACAATAGAATACATAAATCATGGAAAAACTTTGGTGACACTCCGATAAGGTTTAAGATTGGTAATATTCCCCCTAACAGACAGTTTAGTAATGAGGCGGTTGTTTCGATTAAATATATTATTCTAAACAGGGGTAAATTGTCTTTACGTAAATTATCAGAGGCAATATCTATCAATGTAAATACTCTGAAGGATATAAGTTGTGGGCGTTGGTATTATAATATTTAATAAATACGCCTCCACCAACTGTTGCAAAATATGCAACAACTCAAACCCGTTTAATTCGACGGGATTAGAAAGGAAGTGATGCCAATTGCCCCTGAAAACCATAATTAATGATAAAGAAATCTACATTGATGATTCCGAAAGGACTCCATGTGAAGTATGGTCAAGGGTGATGTAGTTGGGTTATTATCGCCCGATAGACGCATGGAATATGGGCAAGGCGCAAGAGTTTAAAGAGCGCAAATATTATAAAGAAGGTATTGTGATGAATCATATCGGAGGATAAAATGCAAGTTTTTTAAAATAGTTCTTGACAAAAGTATAAAAAAGCATTATATTATAGGGAAATTTTCAGGGAGGGCTGGAGATGATTTAATTTGAGTTTGCAAAATCTTAATGAGACCCACAAGAATATAGCATTTCTACGAGTTGTTGGCGGTTTGTCACCTAGAGCTATCGCCCATAAACTTGAAATGCACCCGCAGTCCGTTTACCGCATTATCGAAGACCAACTTTTCCAAGAATACGCAAACAAACTCCGCGAAGAGTACCAAGACAGCATAATGATTGATGCTAAAGAGGCATTATCCCATATTATGGATAATATCCCCGATATAGCGAAATCGCTTGTTGATATTGCGCTTCATTCGCGGTCGGATTCTGTCAAGGAAAGAGCGTGTGTTGATTCTCTCGCTGTGTGCGGTATCAGGGCTAAAGCAGAAAAAGATGATAAAGAAGATGTGCTCCCACATCTCAAGGTTGAAATCGGTGGCGGAACAGAATCAAATGCCAAGGCGGGGTGATATGATAGGGGCTTGCCCGTATTGTGGTGAGCCTATTTATAGAGATGGAGATTATGTGGTGCGGTTTAGTTGTGATTGCCCGATGAATGCAGGCGGAACATACGAACGGCATCACACAGTGAGTTTCTTGGAAACGTATTATCCGAATCTTTTTGACAGCGAGTAGGTAAAATGCCTTACAAGGTTGTTGGCAAGAAAGTGATGCACAAAAAGGGTGGGCACTGGTCAGTTAAACAGACCTGTTCGAGTCACGAGAATGCGTTGAAGGCAATCCGATTACTTTACGGAATTGAAGGCGGGATGAAACAACGTAAACGACGGGGTAAGGGGTGGAATATTTCACAAGCAAACAAGATTTTAAGGAATTTGCGGATGAATGCGGGATATGGATTGATTATTTCGGGATAAAAGATTGGGATGTAATTTTTGAACACGCGGAAACAATAACTGGTGGTGTGGCGGAATGCGAAGTAGACCTCAAGGCGAAATTGGCGGTCTTGAGATTTGATGAAAAAGCGCATGAATATCCGAATATTAAACAAACCGCGTTTCACGAAGCAGTTGAATTATTGCTTGCAAGGATGAGGACACTTTGTGAAGCACGGTATATAACAGATAGCGAAGTATCGGAAGCAAATCATGAAGTTGTGCAAACATTAGTCAACACTGTTTTCAAGGATGTGAATCCACGTAGTGCCACGAGCAAAGCATCTATACGGAGACGATAAGGTTCTAAAGTGGCCTCCGTTTAATCCGCAGCAGAAATTATTCATATCATCGAAAGAACCGTTTGTATGCGGGTCTGGCGGGTATGGGTCTGGCAAAACCACAGCATTGGTTTTCAGGGGAATAGTGCTGTCTACCGATTCGCCGTATTTTGGTGATATGACGGGAAATGTAGGATTACTTGGCAGATGTAAAGAGAAAGACCTCGTTAAAACCACGCTCGTTGAACTTTTTAAATGGCTTCCCCGCTCATGGGTAAGAAAATACTACAAGAATGAAGGAGTTATCGAACTGATTAACGGTTCGGTTATTCATGTTACCCATCTTGACAGTGTTGACCATCTTCAAAGTTTGAATCTTGGCTGGTGCGGTATTGACCAGATGGAACAGGTTCAGCGTGATATATTTGATGCAATTTCATTGGAACGTATCAGATTGACTACGCTAAACCGCCGTGATGAAAATGATGTATTTGCCACGCTCGATTATCAAACCGTGTTCGGTGTATGTAATCCACGCCGGTGCTGGGTGTTTGATTTATTTGTGAAGAATGAGGAGTATAGAAATTCTACCGAACCGCTTGTGCGTGAACTGTGGAAACCGAATTATCGACTTATTGAAATCCCGACATTGGAAAATGTTGATAATCTCCCACCGGAATACATTAATCGCCAACGTGAAATAAAGTCAGACAGGGAATATAACCGTGATGTGCTCGGTCGGTGGGATACGTTCAGCGGTCAGGTTTATGAGGATTATGATGACAAACTTGTTTTGACGGGAAATCGTATACCTAAACCGGAATGGTCTCTTTATGTCGGACTTGACCACGGCGGGTCTGGTACGCCAGATAAGCAGTTCGCTACGAATGTTACCGGTGTTGTTTTTATAGCGTATGAGGAACGCCAAAATGACTGGCCGCTTATTCATGTATTTGATGAATTGTTTCTCCCGTCGAAAACGATTGAGGAAGTTGTCGGGGAAATTGACGAACGGCTACAAGGAATAGCTGCCGTACAGAAAATAAAGTACCCGACAAACCCATTTGTGGAGCTTATCGGAGTCCGTGTTGTCCCGGCATTGTGGCGATGTGACCCGAATATGGCGAAACAGAGGGATAAGGACGGAGACCAAGAAAGCATTATTGACGGGTATATGCGTCATGCCATGCTCCGGGGGTTTAATATGCCATTGTCTCCTGGCGGGTCTAATTTCATGGAACGGCATACGAAGATAAACTGGATGTTCCGTACAGGGATTGTGGATTTTAACCCGAAATGTGTGCATACCATAGACAGTATAAAGAATTTGGAATATGGGATAAACGGTAAACCCAAAAACCATCAGAATGACCATAACGCTAATGCGCTCGAATATTGTTTGACGGGCGTACCTTTGTGGTGGGCTAAATTAGAGAAACCGGAACGTAAGGAAAGTGCGATGGCACAATATATCAGGGCACACCGCGAGGGATTGCTCGATGATAATACGGCTGACCCGATATTGGGGAACCGCAGATTAAGGAACTTTGTTGAGGGCGAGGTACATCATGCTTTCTAACGGGCAAATTGCATTATTGTTAATCTGTATTGCTGTGATTAACATACTCATTGTCGGCGTGGCTGGTTTCTTGTATTACAGATATTTCTTGAATAAGAAACCCGTGGAAATCGACGGGAATAAACTTAACGGTAAGGCAGTTCTTGAGAAGATTCAGGAAACAAGTTTAATGTCCCCGGAGGCAAGTGAATATTGGGGTGTATATGGGCGTGGGGTTATAGACAAAGAGCAGATTGAAAAATTTTCGATGGATAAATATATGGCTGGTATAATCGGGTAAAGGATGATAATACGTGGCTGAAAAAGCAACGCAGTCGATACATTTCGGGAAGTTGACGGGTAAAGAAACAGATACCGAAATTATCCGTGACATATTAAATAAGCGAGCTTGGTATTTTGAGGAAACGAGAGTAACGCGCAGACAATGGCTTATCAACGCTGCGTTTGCCCGGTCGCAGCAATGGACTGTTTTACATCGTACCGAAGACCGATTAATCTTTTTATCCGAACCACCGGGGCGCAAGCAGGTTACGGTTGACATGATACGTCCGTGGAAAACGCACATGATTGCGAATCTTACGCTTGCCATGCCGATGTTTCAGGCGCAACCAAACAGTCTCGACGGTGCAGCCGTAAGCGCAGCCCGTGTTGGGAGCGGGTTGCTACAGCACTATTGGGAAAACTGGATTTTTGAACTTGATTATATTACCCTTATGGGGTATCTCATTGATTTTGCAAATGCGTTTGTTTATTTGAACTATGTCGAGGGCGGAGATTATGTGGATAATCCGCTTGTTGATTTTATGACAGGTGAACCGATACTTGACGATGATGGTAAACAACGTGTCGAACACTCGGCAGTTGGCGACATTACAAGGCGTGTGTTACCACCTCATTATGTTGCTATGCCGACAGACGATGATTCACTCGATGAAAAACCGTGGGTTATTTTACATCCCCGGAAACCGCTTGACTATTTCAAGGAAACGTATGGCAAGAAAGGTAAAGAGGTTGTACCAGAATCCCAATCGGAGTTTGATTTTTATGGGCTTTACCGTATAAATGATAATAGCGGTGGTAGTCAGGGTCAACCGAATGCTGTTGAATATGCTGATGAAATTATATATATGCAAAAGCCGAGCGATACGAACCCCGATGGTATGGTTGCCATAGTTGCTGGCGGCATATTGCTCAAAAAGGATGTTTGGCCGTATAAACGGTTGCAGACTTATCCGCTTGTCCACATTCATTATCCGAAAGATAGCGGTGAAATGCTTGCCCGCAGCCCGATAGAACCGCAGATACCAATTCAGAAAGCTATTAATTTACTATATAGTGTGTTCATGGAAAACGCAGAAGATATGGCGCACATCAAATGGCTTATTTCCAATCAGGCTGACGTAAGTGAGATAACCGATGATAATGCCGTGATACGATATAATGCTGGATATAAACCGGAGCAGTCGGACGTTAAACCGCTTCCACAGTATGTCATGGACTTAATTGGGGCGTTTAAGGTCGCCATGCGTGATGTTCAAAGTTATCATGGGTCGTCAATGGGAATGGCTGAAGGCAGTGTACGGTCTGATGTACATGCGCAGAATTTACAAGACCAAGATTTATTGCCATTGCAAGTAGTTGATAATATTGTTCGTATCGGATTCGAGAATATGGGAAGCAAGATTTTACAGATTGCCGCCGAAAAGCTCGATACCGATAGGATAATAACGTATACCGGGACAGACCACAGGCAGGTAATCGAACATTTCCGGGGTGATATGCTCGGTGATGTTTCACGAGTCAAGGTCAGATTGACCAATACTCATCTGCGGAGCAAGGCTGCCGTGACGAATAATATTCTCCAGATGGTGCAACTCGGTCTGATTACCAATCAGTATGGTATGCCGGATATGACACGGGCGTTGCGTATGCTTGAGTTCGCTGTGCCTGATAGTGAGTTTGATAGTTTGCGGGTGCATAGCGATTTAGCGTATGCCGAAAATGATAAGATGATGGAGGGAAGGCAGCAGATTGTCCTGCCGTGGCAGAACCATCCGATACACATGCAAATCCATCAGGATTTTATGAATAGTCCGGAGTTTATGAAACTTATCGAGATTGTGCAGACAGATAAAGAGGCGCAAGGTATAGTCAAGATATTTATTCAGCATTTACAAGAGACAGAAAAATTATTCAAACAATCATTACAGTCAATCAAACCAACCGAAAACAAACCCGAACAGAAACCTGCCAATAAGCCCCCGCAAGCTAAAAAGAGGGCTGGTCAGTAATTTCTAAAGGGCGTTTTCAAGGAGGAGTCACATGAGTGAGGAATTGGAAACCGTCGGAGCGGACGTTACGGATAATACTGATAACCAACCCGCGAATAAAATGGTTACAATCCGGTTAAACAACCGCGATGTCGCCGTTCCACAGAGCGCAGCAGACATTCTTCGACAGACAGAACATGACCTTAAAAGCGGTTATGATAAAAAGTTGAGGGATGAGCGGGCGCAAATTGATTCGGAATGGGAATCAAAGGTGAAGTTATTTGAACAAGATAAGGCATGGCTCAATGAGGCATACGCCAAATACCCGGAAGCGGCGAAGTATTATGAACCGCTTGTTGATGGTGGACGTGGCTATGTCGGTGCCCCATCGCTTTTAACCGGAGGTGCAACCAAAGTGACCAATATGCCTACGCAACCAATAAATACGGGAGCGACTGCGTTTAATGTAACAGACCCGAAACTCAAGGAAATTGATAATACATTGAAATCCCTCAAGGATGATTTGTATAACGAAGGACTTGAGCGGGCAAATCGGGCATTTGCGTTGGCTATGGCGAAATATCCATACGCCGATAAAGATGCAATGGGCGAGAAATTTGAGAACTACTTTTTTAAGAACAAGAAACATCCAACCGATACGTTTATTGAGGCTGCCGTGAAAGCAAGTCACGAGCATGTCACTAATAAGGTTGGGGTTGCTAAAAAAGTAGACCCTGCTACCCTGAAACGCGAAACTGTTTTGCCGGATGTTACTGGTAAACCATCGTCCCCGACACAGAAACCAGCCCCAAGCCTTGACGACCGAGACGCATTTGAAGCATGGATTGAAGAAGGTTTGCGAAGCGCAGGGGCTACATAAAAGAGGCGATTTTAATTGGCTAATACTCCAGCTACAAGAACAACTATTGCCAACATTCTTAAACAGATGTATGCGGACGGGATTACCGCGGCTACCAAGAAACAGGTAGTTTTGCTCGAACTGCTCGAAAGAACTGCTGGCAAAATGTCATACGGCGGTGAATCTTTTATTATACCGCTTGAATTTAACCAGATGGATTCAACGGGTGCTCGTGAGGAAGATGGAACGCTTCCGGCTGCTATTCCTGCTTCGTGGCAGAGAACCGTTGTTCCTATCTATTCAAACTATTTTACTATCACGGCTACTGGTCTGTCTATGGCAACCACAAAAACAGACCCGATGTCGTTTGCCCGTATCTGGGGGCGTGAAGCGTATATCAAAACCCGTGCATTCCGCCAGCATCTTAATCGGCAGTTGAACGGTGACGGTAACGGTATTCTGGCGCAGGTTGACGGTACGCCGTCTATTGGTGGGACTTATACCACTGTCACGCTCGACAATGCCTACGGACTTTCGGGGTATAATAACTCGGCAGTCAACGGGCATCGGTTTGTCACCAAGAGTATGCTGGTGGATTTTTATACCAGTTCTACTCAACGTGATTCCGGTGCTTGCCCGATATATTCAATCACTCCCGGTGCGTTTCCGACAACTTCGGCGTATGCAACATTTGTTAATGCCTATGTGGCTTCTGTTGCCGATGGCGATTATATGTATGTCGCCGGGAATTATGGGAATGAAATTCCGGGTCTGCGGCTGATGATTGACGATGGTACAGTTGCTGCTACATTCCAGTCGCTTTCGACAACCACATATCCCGAACACAAAGCCCATGTGCATTACGGGGCTACTCCGGGCACAGCCGAAGCAATTACAACCAACCGTATCCAGAACCTTATTGACGACATCGAAAGTTATGGCGGCGGGAATGTCGATTTTATGACGACATCCAATGCGGTTTATCTGTCTATCGGAGAAATGATGAGGCAGGAAAACATGATTACCAATATGGGGAAGAAACTCGATACCGGCTGGTCTGTCATTGAGTTCAACGGCATCCCGATTTACAAAGACCCGTATTCAATCGACCATCTGTATATGATTGACAAACGGGCTATCAAACTGTTTGAGGCTGCGCCGCAGGGCTGGCTTGATTACAGCACGGTTATCCAGCAGGAAGCCAATAAAGACAACTGGACTTCCTATTGGGCTTGGTACATGACTCCGGGCACTATTAACCGTCAGTGGCTCGGCAAGATGCAGGACATTTCTGTAACAAGTAACAAATTTTAGTAATTGTAATATTGTAAACTTTTAAATCTACAGATTATTAACGGAGGCTAATGATGAGTAGATGGAAAGAAAAGTATAATATCGTGCGCAAAGAAATAATTGGAATGAGTCATGCGTCAGCGAGTAGGCAATTATATAGAATGATATTGCTTAAATATCTTAAGAAATTGGGATTAAATATATGTTTTAGGTGTAAAAAACCAATTGAAGATGTTGAAACATTATCATTAGACCACAAGGTTGACTGGATGAATCATGAAAATGCACATGCATTATTTTGGGATATTAACAACATCGCTTTTTCTCATAAGAAATGTAATGTAAGGGGAATCGGGGATGTAGTAAAAAATAGACCCAATGGCATGGAATGGTGTTATGGTTGTAAACAATACTTATCAATTGAAAAATTCTCTGCTAATAATAGTGATAAACAGCGGCGAAGTGTTCATGGGTATTGTAAACAATGTGCGCATGAATATTATAAAAAATATTACAATAATGATAAGGTAAACGCTGATGGGGCGGCGGTCGGCGGAGGTAACCCGCCCCACCGGTTCATTGTAAACAGGCAAGGAGGTCGTAAAGTTGCCTATTAATTTTAGTAAACTGAATTATACACGACAGACTGGTACAACGAGTGCGACAGCGAATGAGGCGACTCCTGTAAAGAACAGGATACCGTCGGAGTATGATGGCGCAACGAATTGGGTTACCCTTCTGTCTGGCGAAGGTGTGTATCTCGAAGGGGCTGACCCCATGAGAACAGGTACGAATTTCCCGGCAACGGAAGTGCAGTTTGAAGCTGGGACAATGACGTACTATGATGCTATCAATCTCTCTCCGAATGTGTGGGTTGTGGCGTTTGATGATGGCGGGGATTCAAATAAGGGCAAGGCTGTTGTTATCACGAAATCGGGTACAACTCTGACGGCGTGGACGGCTGATGTGTTTAACGATGCCACGACAACCTGTATTTCGCTTTGCAGATTGTCAGATACAACCTTTGTGGTGGCATATTGTGACGATGGCGGGTCTGATTATTTATGTGCCCGTATCGGAACGGTTACTGTATCAACAGGCGATGTTGCATGGGGTACGGAAAAAGAAGTTGTGGCGGCTGCCATTGATAAAACAACTTCAAATACCGCAGTTTGCGAACCCCGTTCCGGTGTTGTGGCTTTCGCATATCAACTTGCCGGTGACAGCAAGGGTTATCTCATAGCTTGCGATTACACGACTACTACATTCGGCACAGCAGGGTCGGCTGTTGAGTTTGAAGCACATGAGACCTTGTATATCAGCATGGATGCTATTGCGGTCGGTCGTGTTGTTATCGGGTTTCACGATGCAAACGATACTTATTTGAAAACGGTCGTTGGTACAGTTTCGGCTGCTAAAGTTTGTGTTGCCGGTACTGCGGAAGCTCATTCTGGGGCATCCGCCTCGTCTGTTGAAGTCCACAAGGCTTCAGAGAATCGTGGCATCCTGTCATGGATTGATACCGGCGATTATCATATGTTTGCCTTTGACATCGGTACATCTGGCACAACGCTCAATGAGGGTGCGGATGCAACGGCTACCGGCACAGTCCTGACAGTCAGTTCAACCCTGTTTAATGATACTCAAGGTGTGCTGGCGTATGAGGATGACGCTCATGCCGGTGATTATGGTAAGGTTATGCCGTTCACCATTACATGGGCGGCGATGGAATCTGGCGGTACTGTTGCATTCGGTACGGAAGATACATTTGCCGAAGCCATCACAACCAAAGTTACCGTTGCTGGAAACATCGAAAATGAAGTTGTTATTTTCTTTGATGATGGCGGAGCTTCCAATGTCAGTAAATGTACTTACGGTGCTTATGTAGACGACATCATTGATGTGCGTTCTACGGCGGCAAGTGCAGCATATGTTAATTATATACTCCCGATATTCGAGAGAACGAGAACCTAAACCTACTGAGTTTACGGAGTAAAAATGGAACCATCAATCAGACCTGAAATGCTACGCAAATTAAGGGAAGTCCATAACTGTTTCACGCCGAAATGGAATCGTGTAAAAGAAAGATGGGAAATCTGGTTTGTGGCTTCATTCCGTAAACCATATCTATTGATGGCGGTAACCAATGATGATGGGAGTTACCGCCCGATAGATAGCCGGACAATTAATCATTTACGGTTTATTAAGTGGGCAAGTCATCCCGACAGGATTATCAGGCTTATGAAGAAAGATATTCAGGATGAATGGTATCGGGGAAATAAACGTGAGGAAGATGACCTTGATATGCACACGCAAGCGGGGAAAGAATTATATCACCCGTTTCAGATGCTTATGAGAGATTTGGGGTTATGGTCAGGCAAGTCCAAGATACCAGTAGTGCAAGGTTTTGGAGAGGGTAAATCAAATGCTGTTAATACTTGAGAAAATAGGGGATGAGATACGGTTTTGTAAGGTTCGTATGGCATTACATGGTGTGCAGAAGTCAGAAATTATGGTGAATGATACGATGGTGGTTGCACCATGTTTTATTATCAATGATATGCACAAGGGAAACACAATACTGGAATATACCGAAGTCGTCCCGCCACCGGATTTTAAGATAGCGAGGACGGATTATTTATATGATAGAAAAGGTAAAGAATATATACCTTTACGATTGGAAGGATGAGCGTTTATGGTCTATACGCCTGAACTGATAGCACAGAAAACATTGTACAGTGCGAATATGAACCCGGATGTTACGGTGCTTGGCACAACGTCGAAGAATTTATTGGCTACATATATAGATGATGCGCAACAGGATTTAGCGGAAATACTTTTAAAGCATCGCCCCGATTTATTGTCATACTATTTTGATTTAACGCTCACTGGCGCATCAAGTTATTACATCCCGGATTCGATAGTGTTTGATTATGAAAATATCCTGATGTGCGAAGATATTACTAATTCTGATTCACCGCTGCAAACTATTCCGGCTGATTGGCGTGACCGTATGAATTATCGGGACGGGACAATCCAGTCAGGGAAAACTACATGGGCTATTCGTGACCAGAATATTGAATTTGTAGATGATAGTTTTCCGACTTCCGGTACTTACAGATTTTGGTATACTCGCCGTCCTGTGGGATTGTTTTATGGTACAGCCGGTGGTGGCACGTCTACCACAATAATTTTCCCGACAAGTCCAACACTCGGACAGGTCAATGTTGTTACGAATGATTATTATAATGGCATGTGTGTGCGATGCAATAATCAAACGAAACTGATTACCGATTATGTGGCAAGTACATATACCGCTACCATATCAGGAACGTGGGCTACTACACCGTTAAACACTCATACCGTTTACCTGATGAGTCCGCTACCGGAACGGTTACATTCGATTATCCCGGAAGTGGCGGCAAGCAAGCTCAAGGTATTGAATGATGATGATGCTACGCAGTTGAGGAATATGATAGATGAAAGGATGCAAGTATATATCAGCAGAATCGAGCGTCCGCAAACGCAATCACCGGAGTATGTAAGACGTATTCCGCGTGTTTACTGATGGCGGGCAAACTCAACCTCAAAGTAGGAGATTTACAAAATGGCAGATTTACGAGCAACAGATGAAAACGTTATCGCGTATGAACTGGCACTCAAGCAGATGAAAAGTGAAAAACCACTCGGCGACGTCGAGCGTATACCGCCCGAAGCGGCAAACGCCGTGAAGATGGATGCAACATTTTCCGATGTAGGCGTGGGACTTGATACGGCTTCTCCGTCAAAAACCGGTGGGATTATGCGTCCGGGTCAACATTCCGATAAATTTGGTACGATTGTATGGAATCCGCTTGACAGCGACCCTCTCGTGGAGCGAATCAAGGGAGAGAAGAAATACTACTCCAAGCCGTTGCCGGAATCAGGCGAATCAATGCGTTTGAAATTGGCTAAAATGGAAGATGATAACAAGGGACTCCGTGAGCAGATTGGTATGATTACTACTATGCTGGCACAGCAATTACAGAGTACACCGCAAAACCCGGCGGAGATAGTCCCTGACGTGACGCAGGATGCACAATCTCCATACGAGACGATGAAGTATACCGACTTGAAAAAGGCGGCGGCAGAACGTGGGATAAATTCGATGGGTGTCAAAAAGAATGACCTTATCAGGGCTCTGGAGGAGAGCGGTAAATAAATGGCATTAGGGAAACGGCGGACTGTTTTACGGGCATTGACTGGCGGATGTAATCACGCAGAAGATGTATTCAGTGTTCAACCCGATGAAGCGTACCGTCTTATCAACTGTCATATAGACGATAATGGGCGGGCATTTACCCGGAAGGGTAAGAACGCCATGTTTTCAGCCGCTGCGCTTAACGGGGCGGTTACGTCTATTTATGATTTCCGCAGACCTGATGGGTCAAGTTATGCGCAGACGGTGCTTGTGACAGCGGGAGAAAAGGTATATACGCTGAATACCAGTACGGGCGTGGCAACAGAGTCAACTGGTCTTAATAGTACCGACCGTCCCGATTGGGCAACGTTTCAAGACAGTAACGGTACATACTATGCGTTTATGTGTAATGGAACGGATTTCTTTAAATTTGATGGAACGACATGGACTAATGCAGCAGCGTCATATCCGTGGACTGATTGTCAACCCCGGTATTTACAGGTATATGATAACCGGCTTTTGGCATCTGGACTTGATAGTGACCCCCGCACGGTATTTGTAAGTGGACTTCTCGACGGCACTGATTGGTTGTCTGGCGAAGGAAGTACGGCTGTTTACTGGTCTCTAAAAAGTATGTCTGGCGACCGTGTGACTGGTCTCGGAGCGATGTATAATTATGGTGTATTATTTACAAACCGGAGTATTGATATTATAACCGAAGCCGATGCTGATAGCACCACATCGGAACAGATAACCGTGAGCTATGAGTATGGGACTACATCGAACTGGTCAATACAATCAATCAGTAATGTTATTTATTTTGCCGATGAGATGCACATTTACCGGGGCGTTCTCCGGCAAGCTATTGATAACGGGCTTGAGGTCTATCCCATTGATGGGAATGTCCAACGTCTGTATGGCACAATAGGTGTGACGAATGACATTGTATCGGTATATGATGCTAAAAACCGTGAGATTTATTGGTCTATTCAGGTTAGCGGGCAAACGACTTACAATAAGGCGTTGGTTTATAATCTTTGGCTCTCCGGCGATAAGGGTAAAGGTCATAGGGATATATGGTCTGGTTGGTTCGAGGGCGCAGGATTTGAAGCGTATTCGTGGGGAAGTGTATTAGACAGTACGGGCAAGCCTGTTCTTTACTGTGGTGATGAAGCCGGTTATGTATACTCATTCGATGTGTCAACGCAATACAAAGATGAAACGGTTGCCGCAACTGTAATCACCTCGAACGCCATTATCACTGATATATGGACAGGAGCAATCTACCCATACGATATAAGTGTTATTAAGCGGGCAAGAACGGCTACACCGAAACTCTATTCAAAACAGGATGGGGCCGCCGCTATTCAATGGATTGTAGACGGGCGATATTGCGCTCCCGAATATACGACTTTAACCAATCTTGTGCCGGAATGGAATGCGGCTAATCTCGAACAGGCGCAGGTATGGGGTGACACAGTGGTAACGACATATAATAATATCATGTCAAAATCGGTGACTGTTGACGAGCCGTTCAAATATATTCAATTTCGGATACGTTGTCTTGGCACGAATGACGAAGATGAAATCTCATACGTTGGGCTGGAGCTTTGGTATCAGACACATAATTTACGAAGGGATATTGGGTGATGTTTAATGTCTGACTCCTCGATGATTATTGACCGTACCAATATTCACACATTTTCCGATGGTGAAATGTTCGATGTGGACGATATAAACAGTACGTTCACGGAAATCTGTGATAAATTCGATGCCATGCTTGAAACGGTATCGGGGCATTATCACGATGGTACGGATTCACGGCTTGTATATAGCGGATTTGCTGATTTGACGGCAGAGGAATTTGCCATTGCCGTACTTATGGGGGTGTTCTAATGGCTTTAACAGCGAAGGCTCTTAATAGTGTCATGCTGATTGCCGGAACGGCGCAAGCCAGTGCCACAACTATTGTGACTAACCCGGCAGCAACGGATACCTATATTACAGGGATTATTTTATATAACTCACATTCGGCGGCGATTGATGTAACGTTATGCAGAGTGCCCGCAAGTGGCGGGAGTATCGGTACGGATGCTGTGACGGATAATTTCTATAAAGAATCTATTCCGGCGGGTCGTGCGATTATGCTTGGCAAAGAAGATGGTCTACCGATGGTGTTGGAAAGTACGAATGATACCTTGAAGGCATTCGCAAGCATAACCAACAAGATAAACATTTTCGTCAACGGTGTCTTGAAAACATGAAAGGGGTGCAGTGAATGAGTCAACTTGACCGTGCGACAGTAAGTTATCCTGTGCCTCAACCTCCGGTGGCGACATCGTTACAGGATATATTACATAAAGATACGAATTATACATATAGTAAGACGACTGACAGCTTGGAAGCGATAGCTGATACGGTTGGTACGGCGGCGGAGCTTGCGAAGGTTCCCAAAAGTGATGCGGCGGTGACATGGAATGCAACTGCTTTAGCGTCTATTAAGAGTTATGGGAATATTGTATCTTTGGCATCGGCGACAACGGCGGGCGTGATTGTCGAGGACGGGAATACTGGAACTGCAAATGTGGTAACCATTACAAGTAAAGATGATACAGCAAACACATTTGGGAGTTGGACACAGATTGATGCTTCAGCAAGTGCTAATAGTTGGTTGGCATCTATAACAATTAGTTTTTTCAATTGGGGGGCATCTGGTGTTTGTGTTTTGGAAATTGGAACGGGGGTTGCGTTGTCAGAAGCAACAAAAGTCAGATGCTCGTTTTATTTTACATATATGTCTGGTGTTGGTTGTATGATACCTGTAGGCATAACATTTCCCATACCAATAAAAATAGCGTCTGGAACAAGAATAGCGGCAAGATTAGCAACGGGAGATGCTAATAAATCAATAAATTTAGGACACCAATTATACCAGTCTCTTGAAACATAACGGAGGTTGAGATGGCAAAGTATGTAATCAATATTGAATTAACGGATGCGCAGGATGCTGTTATGCAAGAAATGGCGGGTGCATCTGGCTTAACGGTCGAACAGACGTTTCAGAGATTCTGGGATGGGTATACATCGGAAGGTATAACAATGACCGGAGCAATCCGGGCGCAAGTCGACCAGTGGATTACTGACAGGGTTAAAACAGAGCTTAAAAAGATGGATTCAGCAGAAGCATTGACAAAATTATGTGCAATCACAGTTAAGTAAGGAGATGGTAAGTGTGAACAGATGGACGAAAAGAGTACTGGCTGGTATAGGCAGTGTGCTTATGACCGCTGTACTGGTGTGGGCGGCAAACAATACCGATGGAACGGGGGCGGGGAACAGCATAACGACCGGCACGGATAATGTGATGTATGGTGACCAGTCGGGCTATTCTACAACGACCGGGAACGGTAATACGATGCTCGGTCAATATTCCGGCTACCTAACAACGACTGGCTCACAGAATGTATTTCTCGGTTACTTTGCCGGATACGCCAACACGACCAGCAGCAAGAAACTTTATATTGCGGTTGACCCGAACAGCGGATATGGTATATTCGGAGATTTCTCGACTGGCTATTTCGGGATAAACAATACCACGAACAATAGGGCATTGACGGTTACAGGCAGCGTCGCAGCGGATTCGGTTATTGTCACGTATGCCGTGTTCGGTACAAGCTCATTTACGAGAATAAACACGGCTGATATAAATGCGTCCGATTCGCTCTATGCGGTCTATGCAAAAATCACCGGCGATATTACCGGCAAGATTGATGTGACTGATACGCTTGCCGTGAAAGCACATGCCTTATCGAATGTGGCTGACAGTACGGTGTATATAACTTTGGTATCGGGTGTCCCGACTGCGTATTTTGTCGGCACTGACGGCGATGCTTACACCGTGTCTATTAATACCAGTGACCAAGCATTGTTTGCCGGAGCGGGTGGCGGCTATGTATTTACCAATGGTGATATATATGCTCCGAACGCTTATCTCGGACAGGGTGTTTCCGGTGGTATTTTGTCAACGGTCGATACCAATGAAAGTCTTTCCATAAGACCTAAAGGTGAGGGGATAACCACCTTCTATTCAAATAATGTCATATCGACGGGCACGGTTGTTGTTGAGCAGGACAGCACCGGCGACGCTGCAATCAGGTTTCACGATACCGACGCAGATGACGGCTCGGATGATTTTATTATAGGTTATGATAATAATGTGGACTCGTTTGTTATCGGTGCGAGTTCGACGGCAGGGACAAACGATGCGCTGACGATTGACCTGTTGAAAAATGTTGCAATGCCATACCGGGTTGCTATTGGTAATACGACTGATGCAACGGCTGTGCTTGAGGTTAATAAGGCAAAGGACGATACGACTTTTATCCTTGAGCGGTGGGTTAAATCAGAAACTACAAAAGCATATATTGACACAACTGGTGTTGCTACATTTTCTGGGAACATTATTACTTCGGGTGCTATAATTCTTGGGTCGCAACATGCAATATTTTGGGCTGGCGAAGCTGCTCTTATAAGAGCACGTGGAGACCAACCTAATTCGTGGTTTAAATTTCAGACGGGTTTAGCACAATCGACAAAACTGTATATTAATGATTATGGGCAAGTTAGCATACTTACTGAAACTCCATCGGCTGTTTTTGATATAGCTCCGGCAGCCGCAGATTCAAATTTCTTCGCTTTCAAGGTGCAGAAATCTGGGAATACGCTCGCCCAACTTGACACGCTTGGCATCTTCAATATCCGCACGAAAGGTACAGGGGACGCGGCTATCAGGTTTACTGATACTGGTGCGACAGTCGGGTCTAATGAATTTACAATCGGTTGGGATAATAATGTCGATAGTTTCGTGATTAGTGCGGCAACAACGGTCGGTACAAATAATGCTATAACTATTGACTTGTTGAAAACCGTTACCATCAATACAACCCTTGCCATACCAGTGGCGTTACCAACTGCGGTCACAGGGTCTATATATACGCATGGCGATACGCTGTATGTCTATACGGGTGCAGCATGGAAAGTTATAGAGTTAAATTAACAACTCCGCAAGGAACAGGAGGAATAATATGGCTGTTATCAGAACAAAAAGAGAGAATTACCTTTGTTTATCGGGTGATGTGAAGCCGACAACTGGCATAAGTGTCGGCACTACCATTACCGAAATTGATACGGGTGCAAAATTTATCTGGTACAATGGCACGTGGGAAGATGACCTGACAATGATTTATGCAATATCGAAAGCAATAGGAGACATATAAGTTTTTCACCATAACCGGAAGTACAGACCCAATATTCAAGCATTCTACTGTATAAGCCGGTTATGAAACAATGAAGGAGGCACAATGTTTACATTACGAAACATTTCAACTGGCTCAAACGTCCCGGCAGAGGCAGACCAGTTAAGGCAATTAATCACCCTTGCGCAAGGAGGCAGGCTTCAGCGAGCTTGTGAGGAAGGACGGCTATTTTCTGTCGCCAGTCAGGCTAAAGTAGCAACAAGTGAAGGTCTTGGCACCACATGGACAGGACTTGGCGTTTCCAATCCGTCAACGAGTAGCAAGAATCTCATTATCCATGAATTTGGATATGGTCTTGAGATAGCCGCATCGGATGACGGCAGTATTGGACTTATGACATCCGATACTACTGGTTTCGCGGCTGCGTTGACCATTAGAAACTGTCTCGACGGCACAGAGTCGGCATATCCGTCTGCTGCTTACGCTGATGACGGGGCGACTATTGCGACCCCTGTACTTCGCAGGGTATTCGGTGCTTACGGCACAGGTGCTACTAATCTGGTTGACGCTACCGGAGTATTTATTTACAATCTCAACGGTGGTCTTATCATACCGCCCGGTCGTTCTGTTATGACATTCACGACAACGGCGACCACCGCTTGTTTTACCTTCCATTTCGTTTGGGAGGAAATCGATCAGTCAGGCATTTATGAGACGTCGACGTAAATTGGGACATATTGTTACAGAAGAAACAAGAGACAGAATCAGAAAAAGTATGTCCAACCAGACACCCGAGCAGATTGCCAAAAGAGTTGAGGCAGTACGCAAAGCAAAAGAGGCATGGACAGAGGAACGATATTGTCTCTTTTTAGAGCGTCTGTCTGCGTCCCATAAAGGTTATTTTATGCCCAAAACTCAAAAAGATAATATTTCAAAAGCAATGAAAGGGAAAAGAAATTCTTTGGGTTGTAAACGTTCATTGGAGTTTCGCAAACATCTTTCCGAATACTGGAAAGACAATCCTAATCATAATCATTGGGTAGATGGCAATGGAGAAAAAAGATGTGGGGAGAGAAATAAGATAATGTCTCGACTTGAATACAGATTATGGAGAACATCTGTGTTTGAAAGGGATAATTATACTTGTCAACTTTGCGGTGAAGTTGGCGGTCAATTACACGCCGACCATATCAAGCCATATTGTATTTCTCCAGAATTAGTTTTTGATATTAATAATGGAAGAACTCTTTGTGTTAAATGTCATAAATCCACAGATACATATGCGTGGAAAATGGCAGCTAAATTAAGAACGCAAAGAGCGCAGCAGAAAAAAGTAGCAATGGCAGTTTAATATCGGGGGGCATGGGAGACTGTGCCCCTTTAATAACCTTGTGGCAGAAAAAGATAAGGTGATAATAACGGATGGGTGATAATGAAAGGGATTATAATGCGAGGTGGGATAGTTGCGAGAAGTACGTCCTCGAAAGCCTCGAAACAATATTGATTTCACAGAAGGAAATGCAGGAACAGTTGAATAAACTTATTACGGCAAGTGCCGTGCAGGAAACAAGACTTCAATATATAGCTCGTGGTGCGGCTCTAACTATATCTTCCATAGTGGCAATAGTGGTTTCTATGGTTGGTCATGTTATAAGCTATCTTGTAAGGAATGGTTGACATGGCTAAACCCACATTGGTTCTCAAGAACGGGAAATACTATACCGAGTACGGTACAGAGTATAAGGGTGCAGAAATGCCGTGGGATGTCGAAGGCGGAGAAGCCCCCGCGGGATGGAAGCAAACCGAGCAAGGTTGGATAGATACAGGTCAAATCGATATTATTCCCTATGAAACGTATGCCTCACAAACCGGCGGGTGGAAAACTGGCACGGTTGGCAATACATCTGATTCTGTTTACACGCCTACGGCGTATGAGGAATTTGATAAACTCACGGGAGCAGTAACAGTTCCACAAACCGATACCAGCGCAACTGCCGATACCGGCACAGTTGTCAGCAAAGAAGGACTTGGGCTTAACACCGCCGATATTACTAGCAACTATACTCCGACTACCGTCGACGTTTCGCAGTACGGGGCTAGTGTAAATATGGGAGCGGGTGGTACGGAAGCTACGACTTATACCCTACCGGACGTTGAATATCAGAATACCGTGCAACCAAGCATGTACAATGTTACTCCACAATATCAGGCGGCTACGCCGACAATGGAGGGCAGTGCGCTTACCAATCCTTATACAATGGGTTTGATAACAAGCGGACTCGGTAGTCTTGACTTTGAGAAGGAAGAGGCACGGAGGTCAGCTAAACTTCAAGAATCCGTTATGACTGGTTCGGAAGCTATTATATCACAGATGTCCCGTGAGGTTCAGAACCAAGCGAATAAGCTCGGCAAGGTTTCCTCATCTTCGGTTATGCAGAATTTCCGCAAGGCGACCGAGGTTTACGGAGCGACCGTTGCAAAAGAAATCGCTACTGGCGAACTGGCTATTTATACACAGATGGATGATTTACGGAAAGCACTTACATCGGCGGGGTTGACACTTACACAGATTGATTCCAATGAGCGTATATCGCAGTTACAGGTTGACCAGAACATGCAGATTACCAAGATAAACGATGCTACGGCACGAGCGAATGCCGAGGTCAATGCCAATACTAATATGCAGATTGCGGCGATTCAGGCGAATACGGCGTTGACTGATATGCAGAAAGAGCAGAACATCGCAGCGTTACAGGCAACGGCGGAGTCGAAAATTGCGGCGAATAAGAACACGTCCGACCAGATTATCTCCGAGTTCAATGCCAAGATGGAAATGGAACAGGCAAAACTTGAAGCGGCGGTTTCGCAAGCAAACACGACAAATGTAGTTACTGGCAATATCGAAATGACAAAGATAGGTGCGCTTGCTGACTTGACAACTGCACAGATAGCAGCGCAGACACAACTCAATGGGCTGAACATCACCGAAACAAACGACATGGTACAGTTCTGGGCGAACCTTGAATATATGAAGGGCAAGGATGTTCTTACTGATGCGCAAATCAGAGACCTTGCGGGGAACCAGATAGCCGAACAGGCACGGGAATTTGACCTTTCTCGCGCTACCGGGCAAGAACAATTTACACAGAATATGGAACTCGCTCGTGACTATTTTGAGACTGATGAAGAATTTAAGGCATGGCAACAGAATATTGGTAGTCGTACTTTACAGGAACAAATTGACGCACGAATCTATGATATGCAGCAATTCAGTGAAACTCTTGCATGGTCTAAAACACAATTCGGTTTACAGGATGACCAAGTCAGGGATTTACAAGCGGATTATCTCGCCACCGAAATGGCGCAGTTCAATATTTCCAATACCATTCAAGCCGAACAATGGGCTAAAACGTTTGGCGAGGGTATAAAAGAATTTAACATGACCCGTGCTGACCAGTTGACAGCTACACAACGTGCGCTTGATATGCAGGAAGAGCAAGCGGAGAATGCCGACATCCGAGACCTTATATCGCAGACCAGCGATTTATTAGTAAACCCAGCATTTAAAGAATATTTCCTGAAAGCCGATGAGGATAAATTATCAGCATTATGTGAGGGTATATTCAGTGGGTTGGCTGGCGGTTCAAGCATCGAAGAGATACAGGGTATGGTTACAGATGCGCTTGGCGACCTCAATACCGATTATACAGAGAAGGATATGTACGAGGCTATCGGTGACCAAGCGGGTTGGGACGCATTATCAAAAACAGAACGGGATGCTTATATTCAAGAAATGCCTGATAATACTATAAAGAAAGTCTTGACAAGATACGGCGTATTCTTCTCATCGAATAAGGACGCACAAACCTATTGGAATACACATTCCGGTGAAAATTATGCTTAAGGGTAGGGGATGATAATGCCATTTGAGGGTTCATTACAGGGTAAAAATTATTATACACCACAAGATTCAACGCAATCACAGGGCTTGAGTTATGCGGGTATGTATAGCTCGAAGCCGACACAGGATTCTGGCTTTGCGGAAAGAATGGCGGGCTATACCACACAGATTTCACAAATTGGTGTGGGGACTGCACCGTTAAGTTTCGGGCAAAGTCTTGTCTTATCCGCCATTGTCCAGATAGGCGGGGGCATCTTGTCAGCCATGTTTGCTCCGAAGCCTCGCCGGTCAGCGCAAGAAGCATACTTTCAAAAGCTTGTTACCGATTATGGGAAACTTGGTAAACGTACGGCGGCGGCACGAGCAATCGCAAGTGCGCTTGCGGGCAAGCAATTAAACATTCCCATGCAATCTACCGATGACTTTTTAGACAGTCAGACAGGGGCGGTGTAATATGGCTGTTACCTTACGGAATTTCCTTTACGGGCTTGGTCAGGCTGCGCCGGCGATTGCCCAGACAATTCAGAATTATTATGTCATGGGTATGCAGGAACGCCAGATTAATTTGCAGGAAATGGAAAGCATGACAAGGCAGGAAATGTATAAAGCCGAGACAGAAAAAGTCGAGACGGATACAGACCTTGCGAAGAAACGCTTTAAGATTGAACTTGCGAAATCTGAAATCGAAACCGATACGGCGAAGATTGCTAATAGATTCGCAAAGGCTAATGAGAGTGCCCTTATAAATACGTACGGCGGTCTTGATGAGGCAGCTAAAAAAGATATAGAGTATACTGTAAAAAAGAGGGAAGGAGAGATAAATAAGCTTACACAAGAAATACAAACTCTCAAAGCAACAGAATCAAATCAAGATACGCAACGGTGGCTTGCTAAACTTGACGGCGAACTGACTATCAGTAAATTCAATCTCGACACTATGTCGTTTGCATTAGGTGCTGTGGACAATCCGCAAGACCGTGTTAAAGTCGAGGAAGCTCTTAAAAATGCTACCAATCCGGAAACTGGGATGCTCGATGTCCGAAAACTTAATGAAATATGGGGCACTCTTGATTTGCAAAGCGCAATGCTTAAGGAAGCTGGTTTGAGATTGCTACCGCAAGTACTGGAACATTCAAATCAGTGGTTGCAATTTAAAGAACAGGCGAAACAGAGTTTAATCAATACGTTAATGGAAGACCCTAAACAATTAAAAGCCGCCGGATTAGATGGGAAACCGTATGAAGCGGTAGATAATTATGCTAATAGTGTGATGGATTTACGGTTCGGTAAGGGCAGTATATTTGAAATGCAAGCCGGTAATTTTAATGCTATAATGGAATTTATTAATAAGGCATGGGGACAAAATAAAGAAACGGAAACGGGAACTGGAACCACAAAAACCTATACAATCTACGACGCTTATCTTGACGCGGCTGGGGAATATGGTCGCAAAAAAACAATGGAATATATTAGTAAACATCCTCAAGGCGGGATAAAGGGTATACCTGATGTACAATATAAAGCTGGTAAATAACTATGCCGTTACAGACATATAAACCTTTCCAGACACAAACATTCAAGCAATCCGAACCGGAACGAATGACGGATTACCCGCTTGGCGATACCTTCATGGATGTCATGGTTGGTAAGACAATCGAGACTGGCGCGGATGTTGCAACCTTCGGACTTTACAAACCTGATGTCATACCGGAAGATGCAGAGCATGAGCATCCCTATGCCACGACTATCGGGAACGTTGCCGGCGGATTACTTGGTATGCTTCCATCGTTCGGCATATCGGGAATCGCCGCCAATGCTTTCCTGAAAGGGTTGACCGTCCTTAACTGGGGTGCGCGGGTTAGCAAGGTCGCCCAATCCTATCGCGCGGCTGGCGTGCTGAATACAGCAGGAAACATCTTTCGCATGGGCGGCATAGATAAGGCTATGGTAACGTTCGCTATTCACGATGCAGCCCGTGAGATTGTGCGCCAGACGCAAGAACGTGACCCATCTATGTACAAACTTGCGGAGGAATCTGCACGAGGCGGTCTCATGGGCATGATGCTTGGGTCTACTGGATTCGCATATAATATTTCAAAACCCGCCAAGCAGGCTATTGCTATGGGCACGACAATGTATCTGGCATCCGCTATCAACGACGCATACGACGGGGTTGATGTGTTTTCCGCCGATTATCAGAAGAGCGCGGGTGCGCTTGCATTCGGACAAGGTGTGATATTCGGACTTATCGGAAGTCGTGGATGGAAAGAAAGACGGGCGGCGGTTGTCGAGCAGAATACGCGGGGTATTTTAGATGAACTCAAGTATTGGAATGAATCCGGGATACTCCCGAAAGCGGAAATTGAAGAGATAAACAGGAGCGTTTATGGCGAACTTAAAAAAGGTACAAATTTTGAAAAGATTATTGATAACTTAAATAGTATATATATGAAGGGCGGCAAGACTCCGGGTAGCGTCGAGTCCGCACGGAAGCGATTGCATGGTGTGTTTCGTGAGCTTGATATGGAAAGCAATGCTTCATACCGTGAATTACTAAATACGTTTACGGGTAAGGACCATATCAGTGCCCTGACACTTGACGAGGTAAATAAGGCGTTCAGGGGAATAAGTGACTGGATATATACGAGCAAGCAGGGATATGACCCGTCAACCATTAAACCGATTGGCTGGTTACAGCAGTTGTGGCAAGCACCGGAGAAGATTATCGTTGTTAATAATATGAAGTTGCTCCTCGAAGACCCGTTTGCGGCGGCTAAACTTGCAAATCATGCAAAAGGATTGATGGCAAACTGGACAGTTACACAACGCATGGAATGGGAAAAGGGATGGAACGAGGAGTTAAAGGGTAAATTTAAAGTAGACCGTCCGACAGATGCACCGGAGCCGGTTATTGGTAAAATATCGGATGCGCTTCTCGACCTTGAGGCGCGGGTTCGCGGGACTGGCAGATACACCATGAAGCCTACGCAGAACAGGTTTATCTCCGAAAGCGAAATGATTGAACCGGTTACCAATATCAGTGCCGTTGCCGACCTGTCCCCGAAACTCCGGCAAATATATGAGCAATATAAATTTATTCAAGACTCTGTGTATCAACGGCAAAACGCTGTAAACATAGCTACCGGATATGAGCCTGTGAAATGGAACGAGTTTTATATGCGGGCAAGTGTAGACCAGAATGCCATGAAACGTGCGGGCAGGCGGGCAGATATACCCAAGCCGGGCGGACTCCGGGAGAACGAGATTGCTGTTGGATTGGTATCGACAGAAAAGCCGTTGTCCGGCGGGCTTATCTATAAACATGACCCATTCACCGTGCTCGAAGATATGTTCAACATTGATATGGTATCTATCTATATTCGCGAACCGATGAATCTGCTCAAGCAACGGCTGAACAATCTCCAGAAGGCGGGGATTATAGACGCACAACAGCGCGCCGGTGCGGAATGGTTCGGCTCGCATTTCATCGAACGCCGCCCATTTGATTCCACAATTAAACAGAACGCTACCGTGAGGAGCTGGCTCGAAAGTAAACCCGGACTGGTTATTGACAATATGTTAGCCAAATTGGACAGCGGACTTTCCGGGACAACAAGTCCAGCTTCATACTTTGCCAGTACGGTAAGCGGGTTTATGACAAAATCATATATCTTTGGGCGGTATAAGATGGCGTTGCGTAATGCGTTTCAGGGATTTTTCGAGCTTGGGAAGTCCAGTTTAGCATCGAACGCGAAAGCGTTGTTATACCCCGTACCCGAAGAAATGGAGCGTATGGTTAAGGGTGCGGAGCCGGTATACAAAGAGTTTTCTATGGATTATAACCGTGCGATAACTACGGCTGATGAGAGTATGCACCGTGCGGTCATGGGTGGAGAATTATCACAGGCAGCGAATATATTCTATACAAAAAGTCAGAATTTTACGGTGAACCATACACTCAAAACATCTATCCACGAAATGTTTACACGTGTCAACGACCCTAAATGGCGGAAATATGGATGGGCTGACGAGGAAGGTATCAGGCTACGCAAAGAAACGGGCAATCCCCATATCTTAAGCTATAAAGAAAAATATTTCCTTGCTAAAGAAGCGGGGTGGAATGTGGAACAGACCAGTTTATGTACGACTTCTGGGGTATGCCGTCAATTTCGCAAACTCCGTTCGGCAAAATCCTCTGGAAGTTTACATCGTTTCCCGCGAACTACTTTACCGGGCATATCGCCGACCTTGTATGGCGTATGAGAACAGGAACGCCGGGCTGGGCACGTGAATTGCCCGCAGGCATGGAAGCTCCGCGCTTGCCGTGGTATTCCCGATACGCCGCCGTCACCGAAATGGTTGGGCTTGCCGTGATAGTTGCCGCCTTTGAAAAGATGGATATGGACTTATCGGATATTACTCTTTTCTCATATAGCCCAAGCAAACATGAAGCAGATAAGGGTACAGCCGGTATACCCGGATTGAAAATGGGTATATTCAATATGCGTCCGACACCTGCAATGACACTATTTCTCAATATTAAGGATGCGGTAATGGATGATGACCCGAAAGTCAGGGAACGTGCTCGGAATAGTCTTACGTATGTCACCCCGATACCCTATGCGTCTGCGATTCGTGACATTAAACGTGGTCTCGGCGGCGAAGGCAAGCGTATGTTTGTTTATCCGCTGGCTGATGAGGAAAGAAAACCGAAACGTAAACAATCCACTCCCAGCTTCGGCGGATTCAAAGGATTCCAAGGTTTCTAAAATTGGGGGGAGTACAATTATTCAAGACGATAAGGAATTATTGGATATGCTTAAACGGCAGGAAGGGTTTAGTAAAATCCCATATCGATGTACTGCTGGGGCGTTGACTATCGGCTATGGGCATAATCTCGATGCGCTTGGCATACCGGAATATATAGCTCTTGACCTGTTGAAATATGACATCGGCAATGCTATCCGCGATTTACATACCGTATTGCCTGAATTGTCATCGTATTCCCGGAAACGGCAATATGCGCTTATCAGTATGATGTTTAATTTAGGGTTGGCAAGATTCAAAAAGTTTACCAGAATGATAGAAGCTATTCGGGCGCATGATTGGATATTGGCATCAGATGAAGCCGAAGAAAGTAGTTGGTATAAACAAGTGGGGCAACGTGGTAAAGAGATTACCGAATTGTTCCGCGATGGATAGGAGATTAAAGTCATGGGTAAAATTATGGCAATCATCACCAGCGGTTTCGGATTGATAAGTGCGGGGAAGTGGTTGAATAAAGCCCGCAAAGTTATGGGAATAATACGCAAATTTTTCAAGGAAAGCCGTGAGGCATATAGGGAATTGCGTGATGTGAGACCTTCCGTTGAAGCCGCGTACTGTGCGTTGAAAACCATCCGCACACAGAACGAAGCCGAAAAGGAAAAGACATATCAACTTCTTGAGAAAGCCTTCGATGATACACTGGAATTTATAGACGAAGCCGATGATGTTTGGCAACTTATAAAAGACCTCAAGGCTATTAAATAAATTGGCGGGGTTTATCCCCGCCTTTTTATTGTGATTTTGCGATAATCAATATTAGTGTAATGATACATATAAAGCATAGAGTTTCTATCAAATTGTTTCCTTTCCCACCATAATTCCCCTCGCTTCCAATCTTTTAACCGCCATGCTGTACCATGACTTATAAAACCCCTTCGCATACTCGCTTCTGAAACAATTACAATATCCCGGAATCGGTTGATACTCAAGCATCTTTCCCCCACATGTTTGGGAAAATGTACAACCATTGCACGTGTCTACTTTTTGTCTGATTGTTCTGGTGTTTCCCATGCCTTCGCCGCCTCTCTCTGTTTCCAGATTTCAGTAAGATGTCTTGACCATGCCTTGAGTTCCGGTAATTCCTCGCCACACAGGGATAGTCCGTTTACATAATCCGATAACATCCACGCCGCCTCGCAGTCATGGAGCGGGAACATAACCAGAACATCGCTGACAATCTCGCCTGTTCGGGCGTTCAATACCACAAAGTCTGATGTTCGCCCATCTGATTTAATCGCTCTCATGCTTTCCCCTCCGTTAATATTTTGTATGCATATGTTAAATGGTCGAGTATATACCGTTCAAGGTATTGCCTGTCTGGATTTATGTAAACGTGGATACCATACTTTACCCGCACCATTTTCAAGAACCCCCGCACATGCTCTTTGGTCAACTTGGTACGTGGTAAAACGCCTGATAGTTTACGCTCCGATAGTTCGAGTACGAGCGAAGCCCAGAACATTGAACCGAGCCGTTCAAGTTTCGGTATTGTCTTTGTTGTGCGTTCTTTCCCTATGTAACTGATGAAGTCTGACATTCGTTTGCGTTCTACGGTTATTTTATCCTCAAAGCCAAGTATACTATAATCACCATCTTTTAATTTTTTCCCTATGGCGGTAAATCCATCTAACTCAAAAACCTCCCCGGATTTCGGTTGTCTTTTAATATTAATGAATAGTGGACGTTGTTCATTCGTATCAATAACCAGCACAAACCCCTCCGGGATTACTGTCGGCTTGAAATTTACCGCTGGAGACTTTAATTTCTTTGGTATCAATCTTCACCATCCTTGTCAACCCATTTGTATCCATCTTCTGTGCCAACAAGTTTTTTGCCCTTGCGTGTTGCTAATAATCCATGTTGCTTCCACGGATGAGTTTTGGGCTGTTTATGACCGGGTATACAACGTCCCTTTTCGTCTCGCATGTGTGCGTATTTATCTTTCATTCTATCTTCTCGATATAGTCTTCACAATATTCATATTTCCCGTTATAATAAAATTCCGTCCATGATTGCCATTTATCCGGCACTGTTCCGCTTTTCGGATTGCGATAACATGATGATGCAAGCGGGCAGGTTTTATTAGAGCACATCGTTATGTCAGGCATCATGCCCTCCCGTTTGCGGTTACGGAATCAGCCGAAAAGATTATGGGATGCTCATTCATTGTCTATCTCCTCTTTTGCCAGTCTGATTAACTCTTCTTTAATGATTTTATGGCAGTCCTCTGTGAGCATCAGTTTCTTGCACTTTTCATATGAGTCAACCGGACAAATGTCGCAGAAGTTTTCTGTCCGTATGGCTATTTCGACAGCACGGTCAAGTTCGGCAACTTGCTTTTCGTGATAGTCGTTTCGGATGTAAACATTATCATCAATGGACTTCACAAGTTGACTGCATCCTAATGTTAGCATTTCTTTGTCGGGCAAGCTATCATTCATTACCCATCTCCTGCTTAATCCGTTTAACCAATGCCTCTGTGATGTTGACTATATCCGGTACACCATACTCGTCGCCATTAACTACGCTGTCCGGCAAGACTGTCAATGCGAGTTCCCGAATTTCAGTATCATCATCGGACTGGTCGCTGATAATCTGTGTAATCTGCTGCTGTAGTTTCTCAATAACCGTTTCAACCGTGTCGTACTTCGCAAGTATACCTTCCATGCCCTCTTTCTTGAGGATATCTAAAAACTCTTTGTCAGGTAAGCTGTCATTTATTGTCATTCATCTCTCCATACTTTATACACCATTACAAACAAAAACGCAGCCAAGCCAAGTATGAGAATTACGGATGCAATTGCAAGCAATACCTCTGCCATCATTCCCTCCTCACTTTTCGGTCTGTTTTCATCTTATTCTTTTTATCTCCTCGGTATATATTTCCCAAATATCCTCGTCGGCAGATTTCCCATTTTCTATATCATTGGGACTTCTGCCTTTTAAAAGATTGATACTTTTTATTTCACCTTGAATACCGAATGCTCTTTTAAAATCTGCCGAGCATATTTTGTAAAATGTGTTGATTTGCTTTATTTCAACGGCTTCTATATCAATTTGTATTTTCATTTTCTACCACCCTTTCTACCACCCTTTCTACCACCCTATATTTGCAATCGGGACTTTTGTATAATTCATTTTACTTCCCTCAATTTTACAATTTCTAAATTTGTATAAAATATGTTACGGGTTCTTCTGCTCCTTTTGGTTCATCATTCCATGATAATGTTCTCTCATCCACCCATAGTGTGGGGTCTAATGTTTCTGCCTTAATAAGATAAACGCCCTGTGGGAATGGTTCTAAATGCTCTTTGTAATCAATAATTTTGGCGATTTGAATCCGACTAAAGGGCGGTAAATTAAGATGTACACAGCCGTTCCATATAACTTCTTCGCCGTCAGTATATTTACGTTCGTGAAAACTCATTTCGTGTTCACATACTTTTTCGCTTATTTTCTCAACGTCATCTTGCAATCTTTTTAAAAAATCCCATATCCCATATAATGTAGCACAGTGCATTTCTCCACTCATCACATCCTTAATTTGTACTGAAATATCGGTAAATTCCGGCAACTGCTTGTGTTCAAATGGAACGTCATCTGTGACAAGACTATACCAATTACGTTTTCCCGCATCTAAATCAGTTGTCAGAAAAATATTACTGCCTGTTTCATTTCCACCCGCTTCAATTAATATCGCCCCTACCGGATTACCGAAATCATAAAGTTCGAGTGTAAGATTAAGATTTGTCATTTACTTTCGCCTCCTCTATTTCATCCTCTTCTGGCGCATACCGCCCTGTTTTTGTGTCAAACTCTTCTTGTTCTTCCAGTGAATGAAAACAACGCGTGCAAGCAGAATTTCCACATATTTCGCATCCCATGTTATTCACCCCCCTCCGGATATTCAATCCCGCTCGGATAATGCCGTGCCATCTGGCTTGAACTGATGCAGACTGCCATTAACTCTTTCGGAACGAGAAAGCGGGTATTATATCTATTCCCACTACTGTAATGCTGGAATTGTATATCAAAAAAACCATATCGGACTGTTATATCATAATTTTCTGTTTCCCATATCAGACACTTATGCCCGTTATACTCCATGAGCAACTGCGATGGAGTGGGAATGGAAAGAGCATCAGCACCCCATGCTGTCTTGCATTCTTTATCTGCGATTGCAACTATCAGATATGTTTCGATTTCGCATCCCTCAATCTTTTTCTCGACTCTTACAAGTTTATATCCATTCCATGCCAAGTCATCTTCCTGCCAGTCGGTAGCTTTCATTTTTGCCTCCGTGGTTGTAATACCGTTGCCGATTCCAGTCCATGACTTTGTAAAATCAATTATTCCATTCATTACTTCATCTTCCAATAAATTAGAACTGTTGCTCCCGCTATTATTATTGCAAGGATGCGAATGTGCTCCAGCAGGTAAATTATCTTATCAAGTTGAGCTTCCATCACTTTCTCCTTCAAAAGTTCTGCATATATGCCATCGCCGTCAACACCACCAGCCCTATAACGCATACGATGTAAGCTATAAGCAGTATCTTATCAAATTGTGTCATTGTCTATCCTTTCAGCCGAGCCAGCCTTTTACTGGCGACTGCACCCTGCGGGATATTATCTGTTCCTTCCATCGGCTCGCTTTCTTTTACCCGCCCGGCAGAGACTTGAACTCTGCACCTGTACAGTCGGTAGACCTACTACGCTACCCGTTACGCCACGGGCGGGTATTCCCTTCAACTTCATCAATTACAAACATTGAAGACTAACCGGACGAATTATTGGACGATTTACAGCAGGTACTTTAAAGTGAATGGCTCCGAATTTTTCACCATTTATGGTTTATAGGACGTGCGCCATTAGACTTTGTTTCCCTGACTTACGACGCCACTTATAACGCCACTAACAGCTTCGAGAGGTTCGTAATTTGAACAAAGTTTTGTTTTCCATACAGGGTCAAATAACATCGGATAATAAAACCAACCTTTCTTAATCCCGTGTTCACTACCTGTCATATTGGTGTCGGGATTAACACACTCAATATGAGCATCTCCAGGGACATCCCGGCGATTTCTGCAAGAATAGCATTCATTATAAATTTCCCTTTTAACTTCCATCTCGCTCTCCTTTCATTTGGCAGGCGGTACAGTTGCTAACCTGCATGGCGACTATCCCCAGCTTCATTCACCGGCTTTACCATGTAGCTCGTTAGCACTACATGTCCTCTGAGTCCATCATGACCGCCTGCCATGTTCAACATCACCGTAAACACTGTACGACTTGACACACTATTATTATAAACAGGAATAATGAAATCACACTAAGCTCACGATATATTTTATATAACAATTCTTCCATGTTTACTCATTTCTCCCATTCATATTGTGGTCTTACCCGTACATATTTCCCTCGCTCATCAGCATCGAGGAATTGTAATTCATCATCCTGCACTTGGAAATACGTGTTATGGTCTGAATATTCCAGTCTGTAATTAATCCCGTCAAATGACCATGTACCCTCATTACCAGATACCGGCGTGTTTGTATCGCCCCACCAGAATTGAAAGGTTTTGCCAGTGAACCGCAATTCCACATCCGATGTGACTGAATACCAGACACCGGATATGTCAGGCTTGTCCTGTGGGCTATCATTGCTATTGAATATGCAACCAGTAAACAGCATGGCGATGATTACAAATAGTATGGTGCGTTTCATTGTATCCTCATTTCTCAATAACACTTTTTATTACAGACAGTATGTCTATATCAGCCGCATCAGCCGCATGAGCCGCCGCATGAGCCGCCGCATCAGCCC